AAGGACATATAATTCAGGAGATATTATCAGGATAGGAGACGTTCCGGAAAGATTAATTGCGGCAGCCGGATTGAGACTGGACAGCAAAATGTATTAGCGGTAGAATAAAAGCATAATCAACTAACAAACAAAACCATGAAAAAAGTAATTATAGCAATCTTAATTCTCCTGACGATTCCGAACTTCGCTTCGGCAACAAAGCAATGGTACTCAGACGCGGAACAGCAGAGAATCGACAAAAGGATAGACGATTTGGAAAAACAGAATAGCAGATTGCAGATTCAGATTTCAAACCTATCTCCGGAATCAATCTACGACCACGAGAACAGAATATCCGGACTGGAGAAAAGAATGCAGGCAGTCGAGCAGGCGGTGGTATTCCTGCAGAGGAACGTCATGCAGGCGCTTCAGACGATAATAGGAACTATTCAGAAATTGGTGAAATGATAACAATATTGACTACATTATTCATCGTACTGGGAATGTTATCTGCATGGAATTACGGATATAGTACGGGATGGATTCGCGGATTTGAAGACGGAAGAAGGTTTTGGGAAAACACAAAAAAAGAACGGAAATGACAAAAATAACCTGGAAAACAGAGCGCAGGAAAGTAAAGGATTTGATACCGGCCGATTACAACCCGAGAAAAATCTCGGAGAAGGAAAGGGCCGATCTGATGGAATCGATTAAAGAATTTTCTGAGGTGGAGCCGGTGGTAATAAATACCAACAATCATTTAATCGGTGGCCACCAGAGAGTGGGCATCTACGCAGACCTAGCAGTTGAGGAGATAGACGTCCGGGTGCCTGACAGAGAACTGACGATAGAGGAGGAGGTTCGGCTTAATTTAAGACTAAATAAAAATACCGGAAGCTGGGATGTTGATAAGTTGCAAGATTTGGACTTAGACACTTTATTGCAGGTCGGATTCGGAGATGAGGAACTTTCGAACATGTGGGATAACGTGGAAATTACCGATGACGATTTCGGATTTGAAAAAGCGATAGAAAAAGCCAAGACGACTGAAATAAAATTAGGAGATATATACCAGCTTGGGAACCACCGGCTGATGTGCGGAGACGCCACCAAAGCGGAGGATGTGGACAAACTGATGGCCGGAGAAAAAGCGGGAATGATTTACTGCGACCCGCCATACAATATAGGGTTAAATTATCAGACAGGCATCGGTGGGAAAAAAATATACTCAGACCAGGAATTGAACGACAACAAAAAACCTGCGGAATACAATGCATTTTTATTCGAATCACTTAAGAACGCACTTAAGAACGCACTTAAGAACGCACTTAAGAACGCACACTTCTTCTACTGGTGCGACGAAAAATATATTGGGATGATTCAGAAATTATTCGAGGAAACGGACATCGACAATAAAAGAGTCTGCATGTGGATAAAAAATAACCAGAACCCGACGCCCCAGATAGCGTTTAATAAAGTCATTGAATCGTGCGTCTATGGGACCACGGGCAGACCATTTTTGAACCCTAATTATAAAGCATTGAATGAAATACTTAATAAAGAAGTAGGAACCGGGAATCAGATGATTGACGATATTCTGGATTTGATAAATTTGTGGATTGTAAAAAGAGATACCGCCCAGGACTACGAACATCCGACCCAGAAGCCGATAACGCTCCACGAAAAAGCAATTAAGAGATGTACCGGGCCGGGAACGATAGTGATGGATTTATTCGGAGGAAGCGGTTCGACATTAATGGCCTGTGAGCAATTGAAACGTAAATGCTACATGGTTGAGATTGATCCGATATTTTGCCAGGTAATTATTAACAGGTGGCAGGAATACAATGGAGAAAAAGCAAAGAAAATTAATTAAGCCGGGAGAAGTCTGGCAGTTAGGGAACCACAGGATTGTCTGCGGAGACGCGATGGACCCGGAGACGGTGAAAAAGGCCGTGGGGGGGGGTTCTATCAGGGAGATATTGAGCGATCCTCCGTACGGGGTGAATTACGTGGCCGGTAAAGCAGATTTCGCCAAACTGGGAAACAATACAGCAATAAAAGGAGACCAGTTGCAGACGGATGAGGAGTACGCTGATTTTACAAAAAAATGGCTGGAAGCGGCCGTACCGCACTTAAGCGATTATAACACGGCATACATTTTCAATTCGGATATGATGCTTTGCGCGCTAAGGAAAGGAATGAAAGGGGCCGGATTTTATTTCACGCAGATGATAATTTGGGTAAAAAACAGTCCGGTCATGGGGATGAAAGACTATCTTTCGCAGAATGAACTAATTGCTTACGGATGGAAAGGGCATCATAAGATGGAAAGGTCAAAAGCGAAAAGCGTATTGTTTTATCCGAAACCGAGCAGGTCAAAACTGCATCCGACGATGAAACCGGTGGGACTACTGAGGCAGATGATTCTTAACAGCACGAAAATAGGGGAACTGATTTACGACCCGTTCGGAGGATCCGGAAGCACCTTGATGGCATGCGAGCATACCCGGAGAAAATGCGCTATGATAGAATTAGAACCGGAGTACGTATCAACCACGATTCAGAGATGGGAGATACTAACCGGTCAGGAGGCGATAAAAATATGAAAAATATTTTAACGGACGACGAAAAAAGCATAATAGAAAAAGCTCTCGATGTATATATGGCAGAGGGAGATGCATACCTTAAAGAAGCAGCTAAAAAAGATAAAGCCATTGAATTATTGGCTTTAAGAATGCGCGATAAAATCAGGGTATTGCAGACAAAGATTTGGAAACTATAAAAGCCTTGGGGAATACACCTGGAAGGAGGGGCAGGGAATAGCGACAAAAACGGGCAGGAACAAGGTAGTTTAGGGGCATAAAGAGAAAGACGATAGATGATAGGCCTTCGGGATTCAGACGCGCCACAGGGCAACCTAAGAGGCATAAAACTATGGAACAAGGGGAAATAAAGAGAATACAAGGGGAAAAACCGACAATTCCTACACAAGAGCAGAAAGTGGAGCAGGAGAGAACGACCATTAAAAAGAGACTATTTTTGGAATGGTTTGAAAAGACAATTTGTTTAATAGGAGAAAGCGCTAAAGAGGCAGGGATATCAAGAGACACTTATTATGATTGGATGAAAAACGACGCGGATTTTCATAAAGCGGCAAACGATATTCTTTACAGAGAAGCCGATATGATTGAATCAAGACTGAAAAGAGCGATAATGGCCGGGGACGTGGGAGCGGTGAAATTCTGGCTTGACCGCAGGGACCCGAGATATAAGAGGAATGTAAAGATTGAGGCGCATATCATCGGGAGTGAAACCCTTGAGGATTTGTTAGATAAAGAGGACGTTGAAATAGACAAACAAAATGCGGACAACAAAAAGAACAAACAGAGAGCTGATAGAAAAAAACTTCATGATCCGGGACAAAAGGGGAAAGACGGTGCCGTTCATCAGCAATCCGGTCCAGCAGATATACTGGAAAAGAAAGACCCGGAGAAACCTCTGGCTGAAGCCCCGGCAGAAGGGACTAAGTAAAATTATAGATGCAGACCAGCTAATAGACTGCATACGAAAGCCGACGAACGCGGTGGTAATTTCCCATGAGAAGGAATCCACCAAGAGACTATTCGATGCGGTGAGGTTCTTTATAGAGACGGCTAAGGTCAAGCCGGCTATGTCCATAGATTCCAGGAGCGAGATTAAATTTCCAAAAAGAGGGTCGAGCTACTTCATAGGCACAGCCGGGCAGAGAGCTTTCGGCCGAGGGGATACGATAAACAGGGCTCATCTTTCCGAAGCGGCATTCTACGACAATCTGGGAAGGATCCTGGCCGGAATATCCGAAGCCGCGGAATACGGGACCATAGACATAGAGACGACGGCCAACGGCCGGGGAGAATTCTACGATTTATGGCAGAAGGCCAAGTCCGGCAAGAGTCCTTATACGCCGATATTTATACCCTGGTTCATAGACGATGAGTACAGCGTAGGGAGAATGACGGAGGATGAAAGAAAAGGATTGTCTCCGTCGGTGCAGGAAATGTTCAGTATGCCAATCAGGAATTTTATGGCATCTTTGACAAAGGAGGAAAAAATGCTGATGGCGAGAGTCAAATCGGAGTGGAACATAGAATTGACCGCATCGCAGCTGAAATGGAGGAGATATAAAATCTGGGACAAGGGACAATTATTCTGGCAGGAATATCCCGAGGACGACGTCAGCTGTTTCCTGCAGAGCGGGAGGACGGTGTTCTCTAAAATAACACTGGACTCGAGCAGAAGGATACCATTGGACGATTTAGACAAATGGCAGGCAAGCGATGAGGAAAAGCGGGCGCTGAAAAAAAGGAGACTGTATGCCGGAGTGGACGGCGCTGAAGGAACTCTTACCGGAGACGCGCATTCATTCGCGGTAATAGACATTCCTCCCAAGAAGCCGGCGGCAGTCGTGTTCGAGATAACCAGCAACGAACCCATAGACGAATTCTGGGAGAAGGTCAGCAGAATCGTTAAAAAATATACCATGACCTTAGGGATAGAAAAGAACGGAGTGGGAGTGGCCCATGTCAGGAAGGCCGACCAGCTGGGACTGAACTTCGAGGAATGGAACACCACCGGAACCGGGGAAGTGAACAGGTCGGCAATGATAACCGATTTGGAGGAAGCCTACCGGAAAGAGGAACTGATAGAAACTTATTCCGAAGCCGAGAACGAACTCAGGGACATGGAGTACGGAGAGAAAAACAGGGCTGAAGCTAAAAAAGGCAAGCATGACGACAGAGTGTTTGCCAGGTCGATAGCTCTGCAGATGAT